CTTCAGCAGTAAATACGTCTTGTAAGTCCTGTGCTACAATACCAAAGTGTATTCTAGCGTTATCACCTTTTTCTTCAACCGCATCGTTAAACTTATACTTACGTAATAAACCTTTAGCGGCTTTAGCTACTCTGGTTTCTGCCTCAGACAAAGTTTCTATCTGTTGCTTAGTGTTTCTATCTGAAGTATTAATTGTAGATGTTGATGCGTATAGCTGTTGCCATTTAGCACTAGAATTGCCTAACCGCATTTTACCGTTATGATTGCCGCCAGTAATCGTCAATGGTTGGAAATACGAAGACCCTGTACCTGTCCCACCAAATATACTAAACACACCTACTGCAATTTCACCTGATGATAAATATGTAAATCTTGAATCAGCGTAACCAAGACCAGTTGTGCCTATACCACCGTGGTTTTCATCAGCACCGCTATATCTTGTTTTTTTAATTTGATAAGCAAGTGCCGCGCCAGAATAGTTTGTGTTTGTTGAAATAAAAGGAGTAACCTGATTGCTTTCTAAGTATACAGTAGCCGCACTACTAATCTGCGCGCCAAGCACTGCATTATCTGCTATCTTTGCGCTTGTAACAGCATCATCAGCAAGTTGGTCAGTATCTATAGAACCATTAGCAATGCTTGTTAAGTAGTCAGAGGAATCAAAAGCCTTAACCTGTGCTAGGTTAGTTACTTCTGAGTCCATCAATGCACCTGCGGCAGTAACATTAGCTGTATCCGTTACGTCTGCGTTTGCTTCAATACCATTCAGTTTAGTATGGTCAGCATCAGTAAATGCGTTAGTGTCTGCTTCAGCTTCATAAGCTGTCTTTATTTCAGCACCCGTCTGGTCAGCAGTTGCACTAGTTTCTATACCACTTAACTTAGTCTTCTCAGCGTCTGTAAAAGCATTAGTATCTGCTTCAGCTTCATACGCTGTCTTTATTTCTGAACCTGTCTGGTCTGCGGTTGCGCTAGTTTCTATACCGTTTAACTTAGTATGGTCAGCGTTAGTAAAATCGTTTGTTGTTAAACCACCATCACCTACTGTGTACGTTGTGTTAGTACTATTAATAGTAAAGTTAGGATATGTACCTGTTATTGAAGTAGCACCTGTACCTGTCAAGGCTACTGTTTGGTCTGGTGAACTATTTGTAATAGTACCATTACTCGCTATAGAGATACCAGTTCCTCCTGTGAGGACACCAGTAACATTAGCGGCTGTTACGCTTGCGTCTGAACCATCAGCACCGCGTAAATCACTTGTAGAAAAACCTAAGCCATCATTAGATGTAAATGTAACGACACCCGTAGAGGCGTTGTAAGAACCTGCTGTAAAACCTGTACCGTTAGTTCCATTAGTACCGTTAGTACCATTAGTACCGTTAGTTCCGTTAGTACCGTCAGCACCGTCTGCTCCATCAGCACCCGCAGGACCTGTTGCCCCTGTTGCCCCTGTAGCACCAGTTGCTCCTGTAGCACCTTGAGGACCTGTAGCACCTTGAGGACCTATATCCCCTCTAGGGACAGTTAAAACACCCGTAGAAGCGTTATAGATTACTTCTGTATCTGCATCACCTGTGGCGGCTGTAAGAGTTAATATGGAGTTTGCAGAGGCTTGTGCAGAGGTAGCTGATGCTTCAGCGGCTTGCGCTTGAGCAGTAACTTCCTGTAGAAAGGAATTGTCCGAGGATTCTCCCGAACCACCTACACCTCTAAATATAGCCATGCAAAATTCCTGTAAAAAAGAAAAAGGGAAAGGGACTCCCGAATGGAAGCCCCTTAAGTACTACTAAGCGTTTACAGCGATGTTAAATGCGGCATCTGGACGTAGAACAGCAGTACCATACAAAGTGTCAGCAGTGTATAGAGTAGACAGGAAATCCTGCTTGTACTGAGTCTGTGAACGAACACCCATTTGCTCCGCAAGAACCATAGAGTCTTTGTGGAACAACATAGCTTGTTTAACGTCACCACCTGCACTGTTAGCCGCGGCAGTTTCAATGATAGGACAGTTAGAAGAAACAAAGATGTCGATACCGTATAAGTTACCGATTTGACCGTTGTTTACAACTTTACCATCTACAAAGTCACTTGACGAATAACGGTCAATGCCCATGATAGCGTTACGGATTGATGGTGGTACTACAAGACAACGATTGTCCATAGGTACGTCAGCATCATCCATTTTTTGAATCAAAGCACGGAAACCCGCATCGTTGAATACGTCACTTGCGGCAACTGAGTCTACAGCATAAGCCTCAACACCAGTACCACCTGCAAAGTTATAAGTACCAGTACCAACGTAATCACCACCGTTGTCACCGAAGTTTTTACCTAGTTCAAACAAGCTAGTGTCTACTTGCTTAGCTAGAGCGTAACCTGCGTCACCAGTGTAGAACTGACGAAGTGAAGACAATGCTTGAGTCTCAGTGATGTCTTCAATTAGACGCGAGTACTCAAAGTGCTTGTCTAATGCGATTTGTACTTCGCCTTCAGTAGCGTTCTGTACAGTAACAGCAGTGCCTTCCGCTTTAGCGTGAGCATCACCACGAACAGGCTTAGGAATGTGAAGAGTATCACCTTTCTTGCCAGTCATAGATAGTTTCTTGACTAGGTTAGCTAGTACAAGGTTAGATTGATAAGCCGCAACAACTTCATCACTCCAGATTTCTGGGATGAAAGTAGCCGCGCTAGTGTTGTCTACGAAACCGCCATTTGCGGGATAAGTTGAATCAGTCATTTTAATACTTCCTATATAATAATATTAGTTTCGTACCCTCCCCTCTGAATATGCTTGCATAATCTCATTTGACAATGCTTGGTATCTATCGGGGTCAGTACGCATTAGTTTAATAATGTCTGCGCGTCTGTAGACTTTCTTGCCTCGCTGTTCACCACTACCACGGGCATTACCTGTGGATGCAGATTTAACAGCTTGCTTGCGTTGCTGTTTCTCATTGGCGGCAGTTTGAGTGACAACCTGTTGACGTTCCTTCCATAGGGAAAATAACTCGTCAGCGGCATCATAATCATACTGTTGGTCTGCCTGTACAAAAAGCTGTTGTCTAATCTTAGAACCCTTAATCCATTCAGCAAACTTCTCATCCTGCAAAATTCCCTGCATCTCAGGGTGTTTGGTTTGCAGTTTGTTCATCGCTGTAGATTGACGATATTGGTTGCTGATTTGTTCAGCTTCCTTTATCTTAGGGTGATTATTAATCGCTCTTTCGACTGCCTTGTCGGGGTCTGAGAAAAAGTCTACTTCTTCGTCAGCATTTGTTGCTTGTGTTTCTTGGGTTGAGAGTTGTGTCTGGATGTAGTCATCTACAACCTTCCGCAAGTCACCTACTTCAGAACTTTGTTTACCTAAGAGTTTTTCAGCCTCTTGGTGCATCCTTACTATCTCGGCTGTTGACTTCCCTTGATACTTCTCAGGTATGTCTGATTCAGGTTGTTCAAGAGTTTCCTCTGGTTGAGGGTCTTGTGCTACTTGGTTATTGATGTCATTCTCTTCTACGTCTTCCGTGGGACGCTCTTCTAATAGTCTTGCCATTATTAAACTCCGTGATTCATATCATTATGGAGGTGTATTAAGTGTAAGGGTTCTATGGTCAAGAGTTGTCCTTACGTTATAATGCTACGCCTTTGTTGCTCTCATGTGTGACTCTCTTTTTTTAACCCACTTCCGTGTTTCCTTCCAAGAGTCTCCACCGTTGATTGTAACAGGTGTAACTATTTTTCTAGCTATCAACGAACAATCTGGACATTGTACTTCGGTTGTCTCTGAATCTACAAACTTTTCATTGACGTGTCCGTTGTCGCATTTGAAGTCAAACATAAACCTCATTAGTCTATTTCTACTTCTTCTTCATCTTGCTCTTGTTTAGCTGTTTCTATCTGTGCTTCTAGGTTCAGCATATTAGCCATGACTACAAGTTGTCCCTTACGGAAGTAAAGGTCTTTGTCATCTTGACAGGCTTCTACTGAATTGACGTTCTCAGCACTTCCCTTCATGTCCTGCATTAAGTTCTTCCATCCGTCTAAACGGAACATCTCTTCAAAGGAACGATAGTACTTCTCTAGTTCTACATCAGTCATTTACTGTTTCTCCTTAATGGACAGTCTTTATTGTTAATTTAAATAATATACTTAAGTATACTATAGGAATATTATACCATATTTTACTAAGAATGTCAAGCTATTTCTTAGGCTTTTTCTTAACTGCTGTTTTCTTCTTCTTGGGTGGTCTTCCAACTTTACTACCGTATGTACCTTTACCGTATGGCATAGTTATCTCCTCTTTACCATTTAGATTTATTTGCCCAGTAAGCCGCAGACATTTTGCCTTTGGCTATATTCTTGGCGTGTCTTGCTTTAAAAGATTTACGTCTTGCTTTCTCAGATGCAGTCTGTGGATTCTTACCTGCACCTGAAACTCCCTGTTGACCATAGCGTATAGTCTTAACCTTGTCACCTTCCTTTGCTACAACTACATGAGACTTAGTAGGGTGCTTTGGTGTACGCTTTGGTTTGTTGTAGCCAGAGACTCCTGCTCTAGCTAGTCTTGGGTCTGGTTTTTTTGCGGGCATTAGGCTTCTCCTTGCGGGATTCCTTGAGGTCTTGGACCTCTGCTTCCAATTCCGCTAGTCTCTTGAATGTTTGGCTGAAGGCTTGGTTGACTTGCTCTATTGCTTCGTTGAACTTGTGCTGTGTTAGCATTAGGTTTTCCTTGTTCTTCTTTGACAGCTACTTCACGTTCTTTTAGTAACTGCTCTGATATTTTAAGACGCTTCTGGAACTCTTTGTCATCCGCATCTCCCTCTTTGATATTGGTCGTAATTGCTTTGATACGGTCAATCTCAAGTTCCTGTGGTACTGCCTTAGCCTCTGCCGCAAGTTTCTGTGCGCGAGCCTGTGACTCTGTAGCCTGACCTTGTAATGCCGCAGTCTGTGACTGTTGAAATGCCATCTGAGCCTGTTGCATAGCTTGTTGTGCTTGTTGTGCTTGTGGGTTAGGCTGATTAGCTTGTTGTAAAGACATAATAAGTTCTTCACGGTTGGACAAGTTCATGTTGTCTACAATGGACATAATTAACTGTGAGTACATTGGATTGTCTTGTTGCATGGTCTGTAGTAACTGTACTAGTTGAGTAACTTCATACTCACGAGCAATGATACCTAGACTGCTAGATGTGTGGAACTTATAGTCCGCAACAGGATAACGCTCAGGGTTAAACTGCATATAGCGATGTGCGGCTTTAGTTATGAAGGGAATAAGGAATGATTCTTGGAAGTTAATCAATGTACGTTTATGACGTTTAATAATAGCACCGAGGCTCATGGAGATACCTGCGGCAGTTGACTCACCATTAATAGAACCAGAGATACCTGCTGAATCAATAGCACCTGTAGCTGTCTGTACCATCTTCTGTAACTCAGCGGCTTGTGCAAACGTAACCTGACTAACATTACCAAAGTTAAGAGGCTGTAGTACTTCAGAAGGGTTGCCGTTGGTCAAGATAGTCTTACCTGCACGTACCTCAGCTTTAGAACCTCTAGGCATACGTGTAGCATCAATAGCCATCATAGGGTGTATAGTCAATGCAAGAGCATCGATTCTGGCTCGTATTTCAGCGTCTAACGCCTTTTGAGAGTTATACCCTTTCTCACATACCCCTCTGCCCCAGAAACGGCTAGGAACGACATCCCACGGGAATGCAACGATTGGTCTGTCACCCATCATGTATGGGTTAGCTTCCGCTTTAAGTAACGTACCGTCATTAGCAATAACAACAATAGCTTCTACGTAGTATGTATCTTCATCTTCATCAGGAGCGACTAGTTCTTCTACTTCTTCTGCTTCTTCTTCTTCTTGTGCCGCTTTTAATAGATGACGAGGTACTAAACCGTAGTACTTAGTTAAGCGCACTTTATCATCTTCAAACACTGACAAATCTTTATCTGGTTCAATGTCGAAGTCTGGTGCGGCAGAACCTACATATACGTTACGATATACACCTTGTTCCTGTAACTGGTCTACTAGGTGTGTAGGTACGAACTCATCTACAGCACAACCTAATGCTTCCTCAATGGAGGTAGCTAGTGGGTCTATTAAGAAGTTCTGTGGCATTACTGGTCGTAGCTTTACGCAGGTCTTATCTACGATGTTGACACCAACTGCTTGTAAATCCCCACCCATTACAGGTTGTGTTGCAGGTTGAAACTCTTTCTCTTCCTCTAGGACTACCTCAGCAATCCCTGTACCAAATACAGCGGCATTGATAAGGCACTCAGCTACGCTCTTACGTATTTTATTCTTTTTAAAGTCTTTGTATAGGACTTCACGTAGCATAGCTATATCACGCTTCTCTTGGTCCGCTACGTCATCCTCAATGTCAAACCACTTGCCACGACCAAAGGTAGCTTCCTCTAGTTCCGCAACGGATGACTCAACTGCTTGTTGTAGGGCAGGAGAGATAATCTTAGAGCGTTCTGTTTGTCTAGTCTTATCCTGTACCGCCCATTGTCCACGCCACAAGCGGTAGTACTCATCGAACTTCTCTGAGTAGTTAGACTCAAAGTGGTCACGCCAACTTGTACATTTATCAATGACCCATCCTTCTAGGTCTTGCTCAATCGTTAGTTCCTGCTTGTCCTCTAGTAACATATTAGTACCCTGCGTATGTGTCTAAAAATTCATAGTCTTCTTCTACATAATCTGATGTGTAGGCTATGTTAGCCAGTTGGTCTATGTAAGCCAACGAATCAATCAAGTCATCATGTACAAGCTGATTAGGGAATTGGAATAACTCATCTAGGAACGTAGCATTCCATTCACCCTTGTTAAGTGTTATCTTACCGTGTTCAAACCTACCTTGTAAAGCCCAGACTACCCTATCGGTTTTCTTCTTGTTACCGTGTGTTAATTCTTCTATTCTAAAGAATCTATTGTTGGACTTCATTAGGTCTGAGATGTATGGGAATACAGCGTTCTTTAACGCCCCTTTCTCAATCCCGACAGCCACAGGTTGATAGTCCCGTACAGCTTCAAAGATTTTACGTGCAGTTTGTTCCACACCCCATCTACCATATATGATGTCAGCGACCCACCAACCTTCTTCACTTGCTTTAACAACTGAGATAGCCGTTTGGTCAAGTCGTTTAGTTTTAGTTGTAGCCTTTGCCACATCAGCGAAACCTGCCAAATCAACAGCAATATAATACTGACCAATCTGGGGTTCTTCTTCAGAAAATTGAACGTACTCTTCTTTAAATAACTCACTGCCTTGTGCCTCAAAGGATGCCATGAACTCCTGACGGAAACTGAAGGAGGACATAGAGTTCTTAGCCGCTTCAATCTCTTCAGGGTCTAGTAGTGGATTATCATAGCTTGTAAAGTGATAACCTGCAAATGTTTTATCTTCACCGATACAAGCATACGTATATAAGTCATAGAAGTGATTACGTCCCATTGGCGTACCAATGAACAACGCATCACCCTTTTGGTCAGCTAGTGCAGGTCTAAGGATTTGCTCCCAGACCTCTGGTTTCATATCTGCATACTCATCCATAACTAGGAACTTAAGACTGACACCACGCATGGTTTCTGGTCTATCTGCACCTTTAAGTGCTATGGTTGCACCGTTGACTAGCTTTATTTGTAAGTTATTAACGTGACTGGAAGCTATTACAGGATTACCTATCTCAAGTAACACCTGCCACATAATGTCCCTAGCCTGACCCTGAGTAGGTGCAACGTAAAAGACATGACCCTTCTCAGTTTGTAACGCCCT